CGTCTCCTGTATCTTCGGGATCTGTGACAAAGAAGGGCGCCGGCAATTCCGAGAGGTGTTCCTCGTTGTAGGCAGGAAGAACGGAAAGAGCTTACTTGCCTCGGCCATTGGAAAATATATCTGGCTGCATGAAGGCGGTTACGGGGCCAAAGTGTATTGTCTGGCTCCAAAGTTCGACCAGGCGGATATTATTTATCTGAACATCTGGCAGATGACAAAGCTCGATCCGGACTGGATTGAGCTCAACGAAGAGATCAAAGCGTCTCGCGAGGGACACGAAAAAGGAATGGACACGGATCGGCTCGCCAAGAAAAGGGTCTCGGACCTATACCTTGCGGAGACGAACAGCGCGGTTAAAAAGATCGCTTTCAATGCCAAAACATCCGACGGATTCAACCCGTCGCTCGCGATCTGTGACGAGATAGCGTCGTGGGAGGGTGATAAAGGCCTTAAACAGTACGAGGTCATGAAGTCTGGAATGGGCGCGAGGCCAGAGGGAATAATGTTCAGCTGCACAACGGCGGGCTACATAAACGACAGCATATATGACGAGTTGTTTAAGAGGGCGACTCGTTTTTTATTGGGCGATTCAAAAGAGACGAAGCTGCTGCCGTTCCTGTACATGATCGACAACATCGACAAATGGAACGATATAAACGAGCTCGAAAAGTCGAATCCGAATTTAGGCGTTTCGGTCTCTGTTGATTACCTGCTCGAGGAGATCGCGGTCGCTGAGGGATCACTATCAAAGCGGGCGGAGTTCATAACCAAATACTGCAACCTGAAGCAGAACAGCTCTATGGCGTGGCTGCCGGCCCAGGTGGTCGAGAAGGCCTGCGGTGAACCGCTGGACCTGAAGCAGTTCCGGAACAAGTACGCGGTGGCCGGGATCGACCTGTCACAGACGACAGACCTGACGGCTGCTGTCGTAGTGATCGAGAAGAAGAAGGAGCTGTACGTCTTCGCCCACTTCTGGCTGCCGGCCGAGAAGATCGAAGAGGCGATCGCGAGGGACGGCGTCCCTTATAACGCATACATCAAACGCGGGATCCTGTCACCGAGCGGAGACAACTACGTGGACTACCGAGACTGCTTCGCCTGGATAACTTCGATGGTGGAGCAGTATAAGATTTACCCGCTGAAGGTCGGCTATGACCGATACAGTGCGCAATACCTGGTGCAGGATCTAAAAGCCTACGGGATGCACATGGACGATGTGTTCCAGGGCGACAATCTGTATGGAGTGATCAGAGAGACCGAAGGCCTGCTGGCCGACGGAAAGATTCATATTGGCGACAATGACCTGCTGAAGATCCACCTGCTGAACAGCGCGCTGAAGATGAGCGTCGAGCGCGGCCGAGGTAAGATCGTGAAGATCAACGCCAGCGCTCACATTGACGGAGCTGCTGCACTGCTGGACGCGATGACGGTCCGCCAGAAGTGGTACCCCGAAATCGGGCGGCAGCTGAAGAACTAATGGAGGGAAAATAATGGGGCTGTTTGAATGGCTCTTTGGTGAGAGGCCGAAAGAGCCACCGGAAAGAGACTACGAAGGCACCTTCAAAATGCTGAACGGTTACACGCCGTCCTTCACCACGTGGCAGGGTGGAGTTTATGAGAGCGAATTGGTGAGGGCAGCCATCAACACGCTGGCCGTCCACATTTCCAAGCTGAAGGTCGAGACAATGGGGACGGCACGGCCGGCACTGCAGAACAAGCTGAAGCACGGGCCGAACCAGTTCCAGACATGGTCGCAGTTCATGGAGAGAGCCGCGACCATTTATTTTGCCACCAATAATCTGATCATCATGCCGATCTACAACGAGTTCGGCGAGCCGTCTGGAATATACGCGCCACTGTCGTCCAAATGCGAACTGGTGCAGTATGACGGCATCCCGTACATCCGGTATATCTTCCGCGACGGGAAGAGGGCAGCGATCCAGCTGGAATACTGTGCGATCATTCCACGGATGCAGTATAAGTCTGACTTCTTTGGCGAGAGCAACGAAGCGATGCAGCCGACGATGGAGCTGATCGACATCCAGAACCAGGGGATTCAGGAGGGCGTAAAGAATGCCGCAACCTATCGGTTCATGGCGCAGCTGACGAACTATGCGAAACCGTCCGACCTGAAGAAAGAGCGGAAGCGGTTCACGGAGAAGAACCTGGCGGCGGATGCGGAAGGCGGCGGCCTCCTGCTGTTTCCGAACAACATGACCAACATCCAGCAGATCACGGCCAAGCCGTTCGTGGTGGATGCCGAACAGATGGCGCAGATCCGGGCCAACGTGTTCGAATATTTCGGCGTAAACGAGGACATCCTCACGAACCACTTCACGGCGGACACATGGGCGGCCTTTTACGAAGGCGCCGTCGAGCCCTTTGCGATCAAATTCAGCGAAGCGCTGACCAAGATGCTGTTCACGCTGTTGGAACAGTCTCGGGGCAACCGCGTCATGGCAACCAGCAATCGGCTGCAGTACATGAGCAACGCCGACAAACTGGCCGTGTCCTCCCAACTGCTGGACCGAGGAATAATCACGATTAACGACGCCAGGGAGATCTGGAACCTTCCGCCGATCGAAGGCGGAGATGCGCGGATCATCCGGGGAGAATACTACAACGCCGACGAGAAGACGGCGAACGACAAGCCGGCCGAAGAACCGGCAGACGAGAATGCTGGAGAGCAGGAGGAGAACAATGGAGACGAAGGAGATCAGAGCGTTTAACTTTGAAGTCCGGGCGGAAGAGACGGAAAACAACGGGCACACCTTGAGTGGCCAGCCGATCGTGTTCGGTCAGCGGACGGATCTGGGATGGTATGACGAGATCATCGCGGAAGGCGCCCTGGACAAGACGGATCTGAAGGACGTGCGGTTCCTGGTGAACCACAACACCGACATGATCCCGCTGGCCCGCAGCCGGCGCAATAACAATCATAGCACCATGCAGCTGACCGTGGTGCCTGACACCGGCATGTTTATGCGCGTCGATGTGGACGTGGAGAACAATGCCGAAGCAAAGAGCCTTTATTCTGCGGTCGAACGGGGAGACATTGATGGAATGTCTTTCATGTTCATCGTGGACGAGGATAGCTGGGACGATCTGGACACCGAACACCCGACGCGCATTGTGCGATCCATCAAGAAGGTGTTCGAGGTTTCGGCCGTTACCTGGCCCGCATACGATCAGACAACGATCACCGCACGCGGCCTGTCCGGAGCGCTGGAGAGCGCGAAGGAATCGCTGGAGAGCGCGAGAGCTGCGAAGCGTGAATCAGAACGTCGGATCCGCAAAATCAAAATCTTAACGGAGGTATGACATGGACCTGAAGACCATGACTGCCGAAGAGCTGGTGGAACGCAGAAAGGCCATCGCTCTGGAAGTAGAAAAAGACGATGCTGACCTGGACGCCCTGGAACAGGAAGTCCGCAGCATCAACGCTGAACTGGCCGCCCGGAAGGAAGCGGCTGCCAATGCCGCCGAAGTCCGCCGCAAAGTGGCTGACGGCGCCGGAACAACCATTGAAAAGATCGAGGAGAGAACGATGAAGGACATCAAAGAGTTTCGCAATTCCAAAGAATACGTCGACCTGTACGCCGAATACATGAAGAGCGGCGACGACACCGAGCTGCGCGCTGCGCTGCTGACTACCAACGCCGATTCCGGCACCATCCCTGTTCCGGAGTTTGTGGAGGACATCGTCCGCACCGCCTGGGACCGCACCGAGATCATGAGCCTGGTGTCCAAGGCCTATCTGCCCGGCAACGTGAAGGTTTCCTTCGAAATTTCCGGCAGTGATGCCGTAGTCCACACCGAAGGCAGCGGCGCTGTCCCCGAAGAAGAGCTGATCGAAGGCATCGTAACGCTGGTTCCCGAATACGTGAAGAAGTGGAAGAGCTTCAGCAAGTCCGTGTATGCCCTGCGCGGGGAAGCGTTTGTGCGCTACATCTACGACGAACTGACCTACCGCATCCTGAAGAAGGCGGAAGACGAGCTGATCGCTAAGATCGCGGATCTGCCTGGTACCGCTACGGCAACGGCTCCCGCTGCTGCGACGATCGAAAAAGACCCCGCGGTTGGTGTCATCGCGGAAGCGATCGCGCACCTGTCCGACGAAGCTGTAAATCCGGTCGTTGTGATGAACAAGCTGACCTGGGCCGAGTTCAAGGCCGCCCAGTATGCGAACCAGCACAACGTAGATCCTTTTGAAGGCCTGCGCGTGATCTTCAACAACAGCCTTCCTGCGATCGGCACGGCTTCTGCCGGTGAAGTGTATGCGATCGTTGGCGACTTCG